TCCTGCGGGAGCAGAGACAGCGTGAACGCTATTCTAAGATCGATTCTTATGACCCTTACCCCTACCAGCTAAAGTTCCACAAAACAGGCTCAGAGGCCAACCAGAGGCTTCTGATGGCCGCTAACCGCATAGGCAAGAGTTATTGTGGAAGTATGGAACTCTCTTACCATCTCACCGGGTTATACCCTGATTGGTGGGAAGGGCGAGTATACCGTCAACCCATCGTTGCATGGGCTGGTGGTGTATCAAATGAAACGACAAGGGATATTGTTCAGTTTGAACTCTTGGGTTCCCCCGATGACCCTGAAGCCTTCGGCTCCGGTACTATACCGAAAAACCTAATAATAAAGACCGAAAGGAAACCGGGCGTTCCAAACGCGAAGAGTGTGGCCCTCATTCATCACGTTAGCGGTGGGAACTCATCTTTATTTTTCAAAGCCTATGAGATGGGTGTAGAGAAATGGCAGGGAAGATCAGTAGATGTGGTCTGGCTGGACGAGGAACCATCCAGAGATATCTACTCTCAGGCCGTAACCAGAACACTGGACAGGAGTGGGATGGTTTATATGACCTTTACCCCAGAATCAGGCATGACAGAGACTGTCGCATCCTTCCTGAATAACCTTCAGCGAGGACAATCTCTTACAAATGCGACATGGGATGATGCATCAGAGGAAATTACATCCTTCAGGGGAGAGAGAGGACACCTTTCTCCTATAGTGATGGAGCAGATTCTCTCCTCTTATTCTCCACATGAGAGGGAAATGAGGAAGAATGGCAGACCATCTATTGGTTCTGGTCTGGTATTCCCCTTGGGAGAGGAGAAGATCATCATTGATCCCTTCCATATTGAGGATCATTGGCCCAAGATAGCCGCCATAGACTTTGGGTGGGATCATCCTACCGCAGTAGTCTGGTGCGCTATTGACACAGAAGAAGAAGTATTTTACATATATGACTGCTATAGGGCTGCTAAAGCCAGTCCTACTGTACATGCAGCAGCAATTAGGTCGAGGTCTGCATTTATTCCCATAGCCTACCCGCATGACGGAAATCGCAGGGATAGCATGGGAAACCCCGGTCTTGCTGACCAGTACAGGAACTTAGGTTGTAATTTTTTACTTGAACACTTCACTAATCCACCCGCATTAGGCAATAACAAAGGCTCTAACTCTATCGAGGAAGGGTTAATGGCTATGTTACAGGCTGTAGAGGGGGATAAGTTTAAGGTGTTTTCCACTCTTTCTGACTGGTTCGAGGAATTTAGAATGTATCATAGGAAAGATAATAAGGTGGTTCCTATCAGGGATGATCTTATGTCGGCTACACGCTATGCCTTTCAGTCTCAGCGGTTTGCTGTGGCAGGAAAGGACGATAAATGGACACAAGATGTTAAATACAGGAACTACGGAATTGTTTAATGGCTAAAGAAAAGATTACTGAGGAAGATTTAGTAACCAGAATCAGGGGTGAAATTACCGATTCTCTTGGGTATATGGGGGATACTATCTCCACCCAGAGAGAAATGGCTATGAAGTATTACTATGGCCTACCGTTCGGTAATGAAGTCGATGGGCGTAGCCAGTATGTAGATTCAACAGTTCAGGATACGATTGAGTGGATTAAGCCATCGCTTATGCGTGTGTTCGCATCAGGTGATGAGATGGTCAAGTTCTCTCCTCATGGGCCAGAAGATGTTAAGATGGCGCAGCAAGCCACAGACTATGTGAACCATGTATTTACAAAGGACAATCCCGGTTGGGAAATATTGTATTCGTGGTTTACGGATGCGCTTCTAAGCAAGAATGGTATAGTCAAAGTCTGGTGGGAAGAGTATGACTCATCTCAAAGGGAAGAGTATAGGCATCTTGATGAGATGGAGTTTAATGTTCTTGTAACTAATCCAGATGTAGAGGTGCTTGAGCATACTGCCATTCCAGAAGAGATGGTAATGTTCCATGATGTTGTTATCTCTAGGCAAAAAAGAATTGGTAAGGTCAAAGTAGAGAACGTACCACCTTCCGAGTTCTTAATCAGTAGGGAAGCAAAGGATATACAAAATGCAAGGTTCGTATGTCATAGAGTTGAAAAGACCCTTTCAGAATTGAGGGAGATGTATCCAGATCAAGATTTAGACCCAGAAGATTTGGGCGGTAGTGATGAGGATTTGATGTCCTTCTCAGCGGAAAGGTTAGAGAGATATCAGTTTGATAAGTCTGCTGAATACTGGGGAGGCTGGGATAGCCCCACAGGAAGTGAGGAAGGTTTAAGCACTTATTGGTTGCATGAATCTTTCTTAAAGACAGACTATAACAATGATGGCATTACAGAACTAAGAAAGGTTTGTACTGTAGGCTCTACTGTTCTTGCTAATGAAGAGATAGATTCTATCCCATTTGTTTCTATTACTCCAGTAAAGATTCCGCATAAGTTCTTTGGTATGTCTGTTGCAGATTTAGTAATGGACTTACAATTGATGAAGTCTACGCTAATGCGTAACCTCATGGATAATATGTACAACCAGAACTTCGGTCGGTATGCTGTGCTAGAGGGACAAGCGAATTTGGACGATTTGCTCACGCAAAGACCGGGCGGTGTAGTTAGAGTGAAGAGTCCTAACGCTGTTACACCTTTAGTCACTCCCCCACTAGAGCCGTACTCTTTCCAAATGTTAGAGTATTTGGACAGAGTAAGGGAGTCGAGGGCTGGTGTATCCAGAATGTCTCAGGGTATGAATGAAGATGCACTTACCTCTCATACTACGGCTACTGCTGTTAAGGCAGTAATGACGGCTGCTCATAGCAGAGTTGAATTGATCGCAAGGAACTTTGCAGAGACAGGTGTTAAAGATTTAATGGTTACTATTTATGAACTCTTGATGAAGAACCAAGACCATGAAAGAGTAATCCAGTTAAGGAACGAGTGGGTTCCTGTTAGACCTGACGTTTGGAACGATAAGTTTGATTGTACTGTGTCTGTTGCTTTAGGAAGTGGAGACAAAGATCAACAAATGATGCACATATCCCAGATGTTACAGTTTGCAGGACAGGCTATGCAGGGGGGGTTGAAAATAGTCAACGAACAGAATATGTATAACCTCGGCTCTGCTTTGGTTAAGGCGATGGGATTTCAGAATGTTAATGACTTTTTGACTGACCCATCTCAGTCTCAAGAACAGCAAGGCCCATCTACAGAAGAACAAATGCAACAGATGGAAATGCAGATCAAGCAAAAAGAATTAGAAATTAAAGCAGCGGATGTCCAAGTGAAGGCTCAGAAGATTCAGCAAGAGGCACAGAAAAATGCTGTTGATGCGCAACTTAAGGTTGCTGAGTTAAACTTAGAAGCCCAGCAAGAAAGACCTGTGAGGATAGGATAGGAGATAATATGCGTAGACAAAACTCTCCCACTTGGGAATTAGATAAAGAGATTAAGCATTTTGATCTTGGAACAGATAGTGGAACTAAAGTTGCCGCCCGTGGCCCACTTGGTCATATACAAAGATTTCAAAGGAGAATTAGAAGAAAACATGCTAGAGAAAATAAACCTGTTTATTAAATATGACTGACGAACAAAGAGTAAGTAGAGCAAAGAATCTACTTAGTGACCCGCTACTTAATGAAGCATTTGATGTACTTAGAAAAGATTTAATGAATCGTTGGGATTCCAGCGGTTCGACAGAGTTGGAAGCCAGAGAATCAATCTGGCTTGCGATGCGACTGCTTGATAGGATTCATACCCATATATCGTCCATAGTTGAAACTGGACACATGAATGAAATCCTAGACAAGCAACACCCATTCATCTGAAAGAGGAATTAAATTATGGCGGATACGCAAACTGCCCCGCACCCGGCTGCACAGCCGATCACTGCGCTTGGAGGAAGTATAACAGAAGCGCAAGAGGCATTACTCAGTCTTCTAGACCCTGAAGAGGAGAAACCAGAAGACGAGGAAGCCAAACCTTCCAAAGAGGAAGAGTCTACCGAAGAATCGGAGGACGTTGAAGATTCTGCTGAACCTAATGAGGAGCCTGAAGAGGCTGAATCAGAAGATGAAGAAGAGGATTCAGAAGAGTCTGATGAAGAAGAAGTGCCCGAAGAAGAAGGAAGCGAACACGATGTCTACACTGTTAAAGTAAATGGTGAAGACCACGAAGTTACCGCTGAAGAACTTATAAAGGGATACTCTCGTCAATCAGATTACACGCGGAAAACGCAAGAGTTAAGTGAATATCGAAAGCAATTAGATCAGGCAGCAGAATACTACCAGAACGAAATTGCCCAGACTCAACAGGCTCGACAGCATTACGTTGACTCTGTAGCCAATGCAATACAATCTAATTATGCAGGGTTACAGAAGTTTGCAGACACAGACTGGGAGAAACTGAAAACCGAAGACCGGGAGGAATATCTCACACGAAGAGATGAGTACCGGGAGGCACAGGATCATATCGGTCGTTTGCAACAGCAACAGTCTCAAGTTCAACAAGAGCAGCAAGCGGAGTTTCAACAGCAACATGCTCAAGTCGTAAGAGATGAACACTCCAAGATGGTAAGCATTTTACCAGAGTGGGGTGATTCTTCTAAACGAAAAGAGATTGCTAATGAGATTAAATCGTTTGCATTATCAAAGGGTTACTCTCAAGAAGAGTTAAGCCAACTTGTAGATCATCGTTCTATTCTAGTTCTTATGCAAGCAAAGGCTTGGGAAGACGATCAAAGAAGAGTCAAAGGTATTAAGGCTAAGAAGATCAAGAACAAACCAAAGGTTGTAAAGAGTGGAAAGGGCGTAGAGAAAACTGATACTGATAAAAAGAAACGTTCTGCGCAAATGAAACGTCTTCGGGGTACAGGGCATATTGATGATGCGTCTGCACTCTTGGAGGATTTTATAGAACTTTAACTT